CCATTGGATTTGCAGACACAAGTGGGGAACCCGCCATAACGAGGTGTGCCATGATATGTGCCTCATGGTTCTGACCTGGAAACGCCTGCATCTTCTTGCCGTCAAGAGCCTCTTGGTTTTCCTGAGCCGGGTCCTTCGGCGTAGGCTGCTGGGCTTGCTCGTTCATTAGATACTTATCAATATCCCGTACACCCAAGGCTTCGTACATATCCCGATAGACCTCATACATGTTGTGTATCTGTGGAGCTTGCGAAGCCAACTGCATTTTGGTCTGAGCGAGAGCAATCCTTTGAGCTTGTGAAAACACATTCGGGTTAGATACAGGAATAACATCTATACGCTCGTCAAAGTCCTGTGCCTTTACCGCCGAATCAACCCCCTCAATAGAGTACGGGTAAACAGGAGGCAGGCTTTCAGCCATAACTCTGGACAAAAGCTTAAACTCAAGCTTCATCGCGTAATGCAGGCGTTTATGCACCGCACTCATCACCCGAGAGCCCTGCTCCATCATCGCAATTGTCGTACCAACTGCCGCTTGTTGATTGCCGTCCCCGACCTTCAAGTCTGTGATTGTTGCAAATCGTCTTCCCGCGTCAACAACAAAGCCAAGAAGGTTGAACAAAGTCCCATCGGGCCCCTTGAACGGCAAAGGCATTAAACTATCGCGTATCGCACCGCCCGGAGCGTCTACATCCCTAAACTCGCCCGGTTGTAAGGGCTCGTCATCGTCCCTGATCCGTAGTCCGCGAGCTTTGAAGCCTGCTGGGAGGTTGGAAAGCGTCCCTGCATCAATCAATTGACGCAAAGCAGCAGTCGCGGTCCGCGATAGACCGCCAATTGTATGAATTAAGCCCAAACCATAGAAACCAAAGCCCGGTAAGAACTTGTAATGCACGAAATACTGGATTTTTTCCATGTTTTCGTCATTTTCACGGTAGTTACGGCGGATAGAAAGCACCTGACCGTTATCCTGAGAGATAGTCACGATGTATGGAAGCTTAATTCCTGTAGGTTCGCCGTCCTGACCCTTGTCTTCGTACCCCTCTAGGTCCAAATCAACATGACACTCCAGTAATGTGCAGTCATAGTCCACGGACGACGGCTCAAGACCAGTGATTCGGTCTAACTCCGTGCCCAAATCGTCGTCTTCTGACTGCTGTGGCAACACAGGTATGTCTCTGTAGAACCCCGCAATCTGCTTTTTACGCAATTCGTTAAGGCTCATACGCACGACATGCGTGATATTGGGGCAAGTTTCTAAATCAGCGGTTTCATAGGGCACAATTAAGTGCTCTGCAGGGATAAATTTACTTACTGCCCTGTCAATACTCTCGTCATAGTAGACTTTTTTGAACGTACTACCCGCTAAAGGTAAATAAAACAGCATCTGGTCAAACTCAGGTGTGTATTCTTCCATCACATTCGTGATGTAAAAGTTCATAAAGTCCTTTACACGCTGGGCTTGGTCTGATTTTGCGGCATCGGCAGATCCGACAATAGCAGTACGCACTGGTCCACCCGGCGGCAGCAGCTCGTTGAACGCTTGAGCTTGGAACTGAACCGCCGCTTCAGCCAACAACGGATGCGTGACGCCCGAGGCTCCTCTGAAGGGCTCGGCCCTCTCTGAATAATTGAATCCCAAGAGTTCCAAACCGTTAGCATAAGCATCTTCCCAATCCTGTCTGCTTGCTTTGTTAGCGTCGAAGTCACTTGTGAGCTCACTTGCAACTGAACCAAGTATGCGCTCGTCCAAATCCTCTGCCAAATTAGCGTAAAAGCCCGTGTCAGGCATGTCCATCGACGGGTCAAAATCAATTACAGCCCCGCCATCCTCTTCTATCTCAATGTCAAAGCCAGATTCCGCTGGCATCTGTAAAGTGCCTGGGGCCTCAATCTCGACTTCCGCCATTAATTCTTCTTGGTCAATCTGCGGATTTTGGTTTTCGACCAAAGAAATAGGTGGTCTAGCCATCTGTCACCTCACAAGAGCAGCGCGGGCTCATACCTTTTATGAAAACAGGGGTGTCTTCCCCTACATATGCGCCAGTTACATTAAAATCCATAAACTCTACCGCTTCATCAAGAGACATGCCGTCTCTTTCGCGCAATATTTCTACGCATTTATCCCAATCGTAAGCAATCATCGTAGGAGAACCGCACCTTTCAGCGGACCCTATAATCGCCTTATCAAAACCATCTGCTTTCATCATAACATATCACTCCCTTATTGCATATATTGGATAAATTCTGCGATACCAGACTTGACTGGTCCGCCTTTTGCCATTCCCATTTGAGGCCCCGAATATTTAAATATGTTAGTAAAAACATCTTCAATATCCATTTCGCCTTGTTTCAACTTCCTAATATTTTTGCTTAATTCCTTGTCAGAGAGCTTTTTTAAGTGTCGCAGATTTAAAAGATCTTGAGACGGCCCTGCAGCGGGGTTCGCCTTTGGAGGGGTATTCCTCTCTGTCAAAACATCTAAAGCAAGCAAAGGATGGTCCTCTGCAGTTGCAGGAGGGGAAAACATGTCAGAATCTTCATATAGATCAAATAATTTTCCTTGTCTTTCAGGGTTCCCCTGTAAACTAAAATATACATTACTTGAACGATTTGGGTCCGCACCTTCTTTTTGAGAACGGCCCGCAGCATGAAGAAGAGCGGCATACCCCTCTATTCCAAATTCTTCAATTAGTTCCTCTGGAGATGCATTATCAAGTAATAAATTAGCTTGGAAGTTACTCTCGACGGCCTCTGCAAACTCATTAGCACGAGATTCTACTTCTCCCCCCTGCCGCATAAAAGGTATAAACTCGGCTATTCCTGCTTTTACATGACCGCCCTTTGCAAACTCCTGTGGCTGGTCCGTGGGCCGTGTTTCGGTCAACGCAGCCCCTGTGCCAATGCCCACGGTCCCCGCAAAGCCGTACTTCTTTAAAATCTCTAAAGTGGCTGCATCAAAAACAACGTAATTATAATCGTCTGCTCCAGGGTCTAACCTATCGTACCGCGTACCACGGGTTGAATACTTGGTTCCTTTTATGCCGCTATTATTTAGTAAAACAGAAATACGCGGGTCATCTAAACTCGAACCACCATAAAATTTGGCAATGGACAACAGAACGCCCTGACCGTCAGCCCGCCCCCGCTCGACCTCCTTAATCAACTTCTCATCGCCAATCTTACGAGCGATTGCTAAAACCTTTTCACGGACAGCAGGGTGCTGGTCCTCCATTGGGCGATAAAAATCAATCATTTCGGTGCGCGGATCAATGTCCATAGCTACTTGCATAAGCGTACCGTCAGAAGGTCCAAGACCTATAACCTCAAAACCATCCCGCTCCACACCCGTCTTCTCATCAACGTGAACTGCGTTTTTCAAACGTAAAGTTTTACCGTCATCAAAAGCATAATCTGTAAAGCCCCCAGCCAAATTCGTATTTGCATTGTCTTCGCCAATGCCATAAACCAATTCATCAAGCAAATCTCCTAACTCTTCGTTGTCTTCTACAAAAAGCTTTGGTCTGCCTGTATCAGGGTCCGTTACACGCTCTAAATTAAATCGTCCAACAGCCATGTTCAAATCGTCTTCTTCTGCAAAAGGGTCTAACTCTTTACGAAAACCTACATTCCGTTTGTATGTTTCGCCCACCTGACGAAGATCTGAAAGATAAATACCATGACCAAACATGTTTGCTCCTTCACCTGTCTTTACATAGTGAAGATCAAACTTATCAAAGTCAGTTCCCGCCCCGTGCCAAGTCTCAACTTTACGGCGACGAGCAGCTTCATTGATTTTTGGAACCATACCCTGAATGCCGCCTTTACCTGTCGGGTACTGAACCCCCATAGGGCCGACTTCTTTGATTACGTCCTTCATGTCAAAGCCGCCTGGGGCAAATACTCCTATAGGAGCGGTTTCAGCTCTTATTCTAAGCTCAAATAATCGGTCCTCTATTCTCTCCAATGCAGCAGGAGAAGTGGCCTTTTTTTGCGATCTTTCCAATTCACGAATTTCCGCAAACAACTTCTCCCTTTCCTCAGAGCTTCGAGCAACCTTTTCCCCAATTATTCTAAAATAATTATTGTATGAGTCTTCAGTAATGCCCAAAGCTTTCATTACTTTTTGTTGTTTTTGTACCGCGTCTTGATATCTTCCCGTCATGATTTCTTTTGCGCGGGCCAGAACCTCTTCACGCATTGAAAGATTGTTGGGGTCCATTTTTGCCCCTTCATTCATTGGCCCCGGATAAACCATCGCACGAGAGCGCATGCTAATAGGAATATTATTTTGCGTAAGAATGTCATCACGGGCGGCGGTCAACGCATCGAAAATCATGCCATACTCGCTCATAGGACTAGCATTCATAAAGTTGCCAATATTATAGGTTCCTTGAGCAAGGCCCGTTCTTATGTTTCGGTCAACTTCATCTAGGCGTTTTACGAAAGCATCAGAAATTTTTTGATAATCAGTTAGAGTAAAAGCCATGCCCCCTTTAGGTAAGCCCTCTACGTCTTGCAATAAATGCTGTAACTCATGGATCATAATACTTCTAAATTGATCTGGGTCACTCGAATTAAGCTGATCTGCTCTTATTGTAATGCGTTTATCATACGAGCTAAAATGACCTAGTTCGTCATTTGGGGTCGTTTCAGAAATACGAAGTTCATATTGATTAATGAAATCTCCATACGCCTGCATAATAGGGTGATCAGATGGCAGATGCTCTGACAAAGGACTGTCAAAGAATTTCCCAAAGCCAGTTTCTGTCGGAAGGCTCATGGCGTTGTCTAAATAAGTAATGACATTTCCGCCCTCCAAAGGTTCATAATTGAAAAACTCGTACATGTCATGGACAATACTGTCCATTGGAGCATCCGTCCCAAAATTAATGTCAGAGAGATCTGCTTCAAATTCAGTGTAGAAAGTTACGGTTGGTTTTCCGTCTGCGTCATATATAATAGAGGGCCCTGTTCCAAAGCCTGTTTGCTTTTTTGTCTCTCTGAAAATGTCATCCGCTAAAGAATAAACATTTTCTTTATTTGCAAAATCAGCCTCTTTCTCCTTGTATAACTTTTCAGCTAATTCTCTTGATTTTGTGATTTCAGGAAAAGCTCTAGCCGCTTCTTCACCACCCATCATTTCTGTCCTTGACGTGTCAGGCAAATCCTGATCCGGGGACCGTGGTACGGGAACTATCTGTCCGTCAGGGGTAACACCGACCTCTTGGTTTTGTAAAAGCTTCCTGAAACTGTCAATGCCCCCACCTACTTTCGGGGCTAGTAACGAAAATGCATCTGTAGCCAACCCCTCTACATTTCCAACGATGCCTAGACCCCGCCCCATTTCTCTTGCGACTTTTAAATCAGGGTCCGTGGGCATCGGACCATAGACTTTTTCTCCTAAAACCTCAGAACCTGCTAGCTTATCGAGGCCCTTCATCTGTTGCAGCATCCTAATGCTAGGTGTCACAGGAGGTAAAGAAGAGGCTCCTTCGCCCACCAAACTTAAAAAATCAATGATGCCGCCTGGAATGTCTGTCGTAAAACCCTGTGCCCCGCCAATACCAAATTGTTTTGCCTGTTCTGGCCTTGCGGTGCCTTTGGGCATTGCAAAGTCAAAGGTTTCTACGTCTTCTGCGGTAATTCTAGCCATAATATGCGCGGACCTGAGTATGTTTCTCTTCGTCTATGTCCCAATCGTCCGTGGGCAGCGATACAAAGTTACCTTGCCGATAACGCATTAACGCTTGGGTCATACTGTCAACAAGGTCATCATACTCTCCATTGGGAAAGGCTGCAACTTCTTCAATCAGTTCATCGGCAAAGGTCTCGTCGGGGGCATACACCATGCCCGCCTCGAAGAGAGGCGATACAGAATGAACACGAGACACCTTGTCGTTGCCGCGAGACGGGGTAAAGTTCACAACTGGAATACCCATATTGCGTAATTCGTGCGTCAGGGGGGTCCCTGTGGCTTTCGCTTCAATAATTACAGTTTCGGGTTCCCAAAAGTTATATTGGTCCCATGCAACCTGCTTTAACTCGGGAAAGTCCCACCGTCCCTTTTTACTGTCCAGCAATATCAACCCTCGGGGGCCCCCAATCTCATCGGGGCGAAACACGCCCCATGTTGTTATGGCTGAGTAGTCGGCTGACTCCTTTTTTGAAAATGCAGTGTCGTAGCTCTGAATAACATATTCCAAGTTAGGTACATTTTCTTTCTCCCATCTTTGCCACCATTCACGAGGTATGATTGCGTTTTCTTCACCAGTTGGACGCTGCTGATACTGAGCGTTCCACTTCGACGGAGGAATTGACGCCTTTACCTTTTCCAAATCCTCCTTTGACCAGAACTCAGGCCATGTTGGTTCGCCGTCGTCCAAAAGAGCAGGCAGTTCTACTATCTCCCACTGGTCCGCTCTTGGGTCTTTATTCATTTGTCGAATAAGCTGCCCGGTCAAATCCTTCTCTGACCATCTTGTCATAACCAAGATAATAGACCCACCCGGCTGGAGACGTTGTCGGGGGCCCCCAGTGTACCAATCCCACGCATCTTCAAAGCCGTTATTAGACATAGCCGTCTGTTCAGAGTGCGGGTCATCAATGATCACAAGGTCCCCGCCTCGACCTGCGAGGTTTGACCCAACGCCGACCGCGTAATATGTACCGCCCCTGGCGGTGTCCCAACGACCAGATGCTTTACTGTCTGCGGAAAGCTTAGCTTCAGGAAATATTTCTGAGTAATCTTCTCTGTCAAGAAGGTTCTTTACCTTACGACCAAAGCCCACGGCGAGCTCTGTAGTGTGCGTCGCTTGAATAATTTTCATATTAGGATTGCGGCCTATGAACCACGCGGGCAGAAAGTTTGAAGCGAACTCAGACTTAGTATGTCGCGGTGCCATGTTGATAATAAGTCTCTTGAGGGACCCGTCAGCCACCCTTTGAAACTTCTCTGCAATGATTTTGTGATGTTCACCTGCTATGAACTCAGGCCACATCGCTCTTACAAAAGTGAGAAAGTCGCCTCTGCAGGAGTCAATCCTGTCAAGCTGGGCTAATCTTAATTGAAGTTTGACTGCGCGGTCTCTTGCGTCGTCGCTCATGTCCACCCTTCTTTCATTTCAATTTCTTTTTTTACACATTTTTTTTCAAAGTATATAACGAGACCTAATTGTTCTTCAATCTCTTGCGACATTCTTGCTAATCTCTTCTCACAAAGCTCAAGAGACCTGTGGGGGCCCCAAAGATCCGTAACGACAAAGCAGTCTGGGTTTTGTCCTATACACAGGACCATTAAGACAGTAAACATGGCTTGCCCTTTCGCGCTTATTTACCCCCATTATATGGGATATTTCATATAATGATATCATTTTTTTACCTATTGTTTGTGAAAAACATGGACCTCGTCGTCGTCTCGCGGACTCCCGTTGGCCGTCATTTTTTTGACGCGGGCCTTAAGTCGTTGTTTTTGCTTAAAATTAAGTCTATGCGGGCCCCGCCTTATAAAACTGGATCAATTGCAAATAACTAAGAGCAGCGGGCCGTGATCCATCGCGCTGCTCTAACAATTAACCAACAATTGATCACGGATCACGGGCCATAGCCTCCGGTGATAGGTTTAAAGCCCGCCCAGCTCGGCCCGCTGGGCAAGTTATCTGCTTTTATCTCACGGCTGCACCCCAGATTTCAGCGCGGGAAAGTCGAATCTCGGGCCGTTAACCGTACAAACACCCGTCAATCGTTGCTGAGCTCAACGAGAATTAAGCCATTTTAGGTTGTATAAACATAAAACCAGTTAAAAACGGGCAATTTAAATCCGGTGATTGTTTTAATTGAATAAATGAATGACCAGGCGAGCTGCCCTGGTTCACGTTTAACGCGAATAAATATATTCGGCGGGAAAAATCGACGCGCTGCATCTCGAATCTTTTGAGCTGCACCCCGAATCTTTTCTGCAGCTCGATCGGATTCAGGGCAAAAACTCGTAAAAACTAGCTAAAAACTGCGATTTTCAGGCTGATCAGCGTGTAAACATACGGCGATCGTTGCTGAGCTCAACGAGAATCGCGCTTAAATGGGCCTATTTTTAACAAAACATAAAAAAAGCCCGCCAATATAGGCGGGCCGGAGTCGTTAATTGTGGGGCTTATTTGGGCTTTTTATATTGGCTCGCTTCAACTGAACTCGCGTTTAACCTGCCTTGAGACCTTCCCATGTCCCCAGCTATATGATGGCGAATTACAGCTCGCGGGCTGAGCTGGCCCATAAACTGATCGAGCTGCTCCGAATCGCTAAGCTGCTGATCAGAGTCTTTTGTATTTTCCCATTGTTTACGCACATTGTGATAGGCCGCATAACATCCGCCCCGCTCGTCGAGCTGTCCTGCAGCTCGCTTGCCAGCTCCATGACCAGAAAAGATCACCGGATAATCACGATCACCCCGTGCACATAACGGTTTACCGTCCCCGCAATCAATACAGCTAAAATTGTCCAGATATTCGGCTGGGCATCTGACAAGAGTCGTCCCGTTAAAATCCCCTGATCGATAGGACTTAGACTCGCGCCAAAATGATTCATCAACAATGGACACGGCGGGCTGTCCCCGTTTAATCCACCGGACGGCCTGCTGAAAAGAATCGGCAGAAAAGTTGATCACTGTTTTAGCTGGGCCTAGCAGCTCTTTATACCATTTTGGGTGAAAGTGAGAATAGGTCATAGATTCGCCCGCCCGTGGCTTAGCATTTAACACTGAGGCCATGTAAACCAGATCAGGCATATCTGAACCGCAGCCGCTAGGATTCAAGCTGCAGGTCTTTGGGCAAGTGTCGAAAACAGACTGATCGCCCGCCCTATATGTAACCGCGCAGCCTTTAGTTTTTGCAGCTCTGCTGATTTCAACTGTCTTCAACATTGTTCGATTCTCCGTCCGTACTGGTCGAGCTGCGTGTAAACTTTACCCTGAATCAATTCCACAATGTCCGCAGTCTCGTATTGGTCGGGCTTGTCGTAAACATCGAGCTGCCAAAATTTCCCCGCGTATTCCATCACGACTCCAGTTTCATCACCGTGGATCGGATGTTCATAAAACTTGCGGCCTGATACTTTAAAAAGGGGCTTAAAGTCGGTTATTTTGTGCATTTTTGAATCTCCATTATTTGCACTGTTTCAATTGATATAAGATTAAGCCTATATGTGGCTTTATGTCAAAAATAAAAAGCCCGCCAATATAAGCGGGCTTTTCTGAATGTTTAGGCTGCTGCTGTTAAGCTGCTAAGCTGGCCCGACTCACGCTGGCCCAGTTGGCGGGGCTCATATTCAAAACATCACCGCCTAGCCGTTGCCAATCGTCGACATGATCAGCGTCGGCATTATTCGCGCAAGCTGTCACAGCGTTCATAAGGGTTGCACGGCTTATAGGCTGGCCCTGCTCATAGCCTGACTGCCCGATCGTGCTCAAAAGCCCGTCAAAAATCGTGCTAGTTTGTTTTTTAGGAATTGCAAGCACTTTGCCTAGCTGCTCCACAGCTCCCTGCGTATAAGTCCCCTCGATTACGTCGCCTGCTGCTGCCTTCATCTGCTCTAGTACAGCGTCAAAAGATTCGCGGCTGGCATAATTGCGGGTGATGTCCCGCAGCTTCAATCCCAGTGCTGCATTGTCTGCATTTTTTGCTTCATCAGATAGAATGCTCCATGTGTCATCATCACCGCGAGCTGATGTGATGTGCGAGCTGCGCGACCTGTTTTGTGTTTGCATCCCGTTAAGGCAGGCCAGTGTCCAGTTAATCTGAAACACTTGAATCGAGCCCTGCCCCACTTCAGAATTACTGATACCGATTCCCAGTGCCATAATGTCCCCAACATTTGCGCCTTCACCCAAAATGGTTTCAGACTTGAATCGGGCATAAAGCCTCTTCTCTGTAATGTCCGCATTTTGGATTTTCCACTGAGCTTCGGATTCCATCAGCTCAGGCAAAACAGTTTCAATGAGGTGCACATTATCAAAAGTTTTGAACTTGTCGGAAACAAAAGCCCGGGCAATTCCGAAACGTTCATCATTCATGTGCGTTCTGATCATGCGGGTAACAGGTTCATTTTGCCATATGGCATTTACGAGCCCGTCCCATTGCTCAGGGTAGCTGCCCTGCAGCCGCCTAGCAGTCCGCACGTCTATTCCTGCGCGGGTTGCTATCTGGTCAAAGGCAACATCATTCACCTGTAGATGGCGGGTAGGCTCTCCGCCCTGCCCTTCAAGAATAATGCCAGATATGTTTTTATCTTCTGCATATTCAGCGGTTTTATAAAAAGCCTGATCGGTTGGTACTAAAAAGTCCTGAGACCTAGCCGCCTGATCCTGCACTTTCCGCATAAGAGCCTGTAATGTGTGAAATTCATTTTCGATAGTATGTGTCATGTGTAAATCTCCATTAATGACAGTTGAACTGTAATGGTTATAAGCTTTCTCTTATATAGTGTCAAACAGAACTTTTAAAAAATACCCCCGCCAAAATATGACGGGGGCTGTTTTAGAGTTTGGGGGCTTTAAACCGTTTTCTTTTAACGGGTTTTGGGGGTTCTTTGTCCTGCGGATAAAAAAGCCAGTGATATAGTTTTATTAAGAACACGCAGCAGCCTCCAGCTCGACCTGTTCATTATACTCTTCATCATCATGCTGGCGGGCTTCTTTTGTGATAATAAAGCCCTCCCGATTCACATAATGACGGGGGTCTGTAAACGTCCACGTAACCCCCTCTTCAGTGTCGGTAAGAATGACGGCCCAAATGTGTTTCAGGACACTCTCTCTCCATTCAGTTGTCATGTCTGGCAAAGACAGGTTTTGCATGTCTGCCATTTTGGCAAGAGCTGCACCAAGTGATAGAAAGTAATCTCCGTGGGCGTCCCTGATTTCTTCATAAGGAAATTCTTCAGCTTCAACAATGTTACTTTCAATTGTGAAGTCGTGCCCGTCGTCAGTTCGCCTCCATTCAAATTCATCAGGATTCCATTTAGCCTTTTCAAAAGCCTCTTCTTCACTTTCGGCAATTACAATGGTCTCATATCCAACATCTTTTGTTGCTGATACTATAAAACTTTTCATTTTTCTTCCTTCTCCACAATTCCAGTAAATTTGACAAAGACACTGCCTTCCTCAGCAGCCTCTACTGCGTCTGCCCTGTATTCATTAAGCTCATAAAAATCTACATTCGTAGGTTCAACAGCCTTCCACAACAGATCAAAAAACTCCTGCCTGTTCATGTCAGTGCCCACTTTTCCCGCAGCTCATAAATTGCGCGACATACTTTCCGCATACGTTCGATTTTGTCAAACTCAATATCGCCATTTATATGCGTCAACATTTTTGGGTCATAATCTGGATGTTTTGGGTGATTACAATATTTAATCGGGCCTAAAATCCCAATGCCAGAGTGTTCCCCTTCACCAGTTACATTTTCATCACAAACTCGAAAAATCTGTTCTAAGTCTTTTATAGCTTTCAGAACATTACAAAGCCTCATTTCATCTGAAGCAACTAAAACTGTTTTATTCATCGTCATTCTCCTCCTGTGTTAGTTCAGCGAGCCTCGTTTCGGCTTCTCCGCGAGTATCGAAGGTTTCACCCGTGGGGTAGATTTCCCACTCCCCCACACCGTTTTCACAACGAACAATCTCTAATTTTTCAATGTAATTCATCACGATGCCTTCCTCAAAAAACCTATTTTTGTGAGATGTTCTTCAAGCTGCGGCAGCATATCTGAACTGTGATATTTATTAGGCAAGTCTGCCGCACGACAGCCAGTAATTTTCGCCACTTTTGTGCGATATTTACGCAGCAGGTGATAGTGATTCCTGACTGCCTCATCATTACCCCAAAAATCCACACTGTTTAACGCAATCCAAATCATGCAGATTTCAGCATCCTTTTCATTTTGGGGGTCAAAAGCTTTAAGATCTTTCGCCATTTTCTTTCTCCTTATGGGTCTCCAAATACCATTCTTTATATTTTTTGTAGGCCAACAGCTTGTAGGCGTACAAGTCTGCGAACTCCCAATCTGCAATTGGGTCATAGTCACCAAATACAAACAATGTTTCTATTTCACTCTCCAGCATGACCATCAATGCGTTGGCCTCTGGCGGAGATAGCTCGAGAGGTTTATGAATTTTCTGTTTTGTTTTCATAGCAGGTCTCCAAACATATAAGTCATAAAATCATCTTGCTTTGTGATGACGCCATCTGAATATTCATAGATGCCATGCAGCTCCATGCCCCCACGTTTCTTTTTACAAACGTGAATCATGTCACCATCTTTTAGACTGTCTGGAAATACGGAAAGGGTGTGGGCTAAAGCTGGCCCAATGTCAGAAATTTTGTTTGCTTTAGAATAAATTGAAAAGCCGCTGCTGCGCTGCTTTGGGGTTGCATACCAATAGGACATGCTCGTCTCCTTTAGTTAGTTTGTTGGTAACTAAAGGATAAGTCTTATACACCGAATGTCAAGTTAAAAAATTCTTCCCAGTTCACGGGGTTTAAAAATTTGAGCTGGGGCTCAAGCAATAGCCCCCTATCCACCAGCTCAATTGCTTGCTCTCCATTATAGACAAAAATGTCTGCATTTTTCGTATGCACAAAAATGTAAGTTGGGGCGTGTTTGTGCTGAGTTAGCCAAGACACTTGGTGGGGGGACAAACGGACAGCCGAACCTTTGGTGGTTTTCAACTCTACAAAATAAAATTTTCCCAGTTCAGTGCAAACGACAAGATCAGGAACGCCAAGAGAAGCCCAATTCTCCAGACGGGTGAGTCGTGCACTAGGCAGATATTTCTTCTGATTCTTTCTCAGCTTCTGGTAAAAGCTCGACTCCAGATTTTTGCTCTTTTGGGGTGATGTCGATAATATCTTGTCCATGCTGATCCCGCAGCTCCTGCAGAGCTTTCTCAACTTCTTCCCTGCTCATGCTGTCGATAGACCCATGCCGGATTTCTGATTTGTTGATGTAAATATTTCCTTGGGCTTGCCCTCTACGATATTCTGCCTGCACGGCTGCAGAGTACGCCCCATTTTCAATCGCCAGGTCACGGATGCGCTGCATGTCACGGACATGGCGGGCAAAAGTAATCCCATACTTTTCATCCAGCTCAGCTCTAAAAGCTTTTATAGCTGCCACCACATTCGGGTGCATGTTTGGATTGGTAAGTTCAGAAGCTTTTACATGAGCTGACTTTTCAGGATAGCCTGCGTTGATAGCGGCTTGACGTTTTGTAATCATACCGTCATTTGCTACGAACTCTTTTACGAACTTCTCTTGTTTAGGTGTCAGGGGGGTTTCAATGGTTTTACGCGGTCTGCCCCTAGATTTCTTTACTACCTGCATTTTGCCCTCTTATATGGCCTATTACCCTAAAAGTAAGGTAAATCAGGTATTTTTGCAACCAATAGGGAAAAGTGTAACATGTTACAAAAAAAGTTACAGTCTGAACTCTGTAAATATCTGTATTATATACTCAATAACCTTGTGTAACATTTTGATCATTTGAATCACCTAAAAAAAACGAAAAAAAAATATTTTTTGAAAATCTGCCCATATAAAGTTTCAATCGACGAAACATCCTTATGGGGCAACGATTACAGCGTAACTTTTTTGGTTTTTAAAAGTGTTACAAAAGTTACACCCCGCTCTGAAAACAGAACGAGGTGTGACTTAATACCAACTAAACAACAATAATGGAGACTTGCTGTACTATAACCCTAGTCCGTGGACCGCGTACCGTCAAGCCCTAAAAGCGAACGACGGGCGATTTATATTTCACCCGTCGTCTTTTATTTTTTAACCGCGACCAGTCGAAGCGTCGTTTAATGGATCGTTTCATCTGGCAGCTCTGCAGCGGCACGGGCAAAGTTATTCGCTATGCTCAGCATTTCAGACACGTTCTCTGGATCTGGGCAGCTCCGGTAGGCACATTCTAAAATAACAGACAGCAGGCCCACCATGACCAGCGGCTCGTGGTCCGCCGCCCCTGACTTGACGCCTTTAGATATAGCTTCAAGGGCATCGACGCCCATATCATACCCGTGGGCGAAGTCTTTTTGGGTTGGATGTACGGCAAGCCGTTTAGGTTCAGTCATCCCTGTAAAATCCTAGCCCAGTGTTTATTAATTTCAGACACTTCATCATGTGCCTCTCGAGTGTATCCTTTACTACTTAAAAGGTTTTGATTATGCAAATTTATCACACTCTGAACAACTTGCATAGATTCGGCCCATTGGGGGCGGAGCCCCTCAATATATCCGGCCTTTTCTATCATATCATCAATGGTTTCATCATCCATCGTCATCGTCATCACCGTCCTCTTTATCAAATGCTAAGAAGATACGCACACCTTTAACATCTTTCAACTCCGCCACAAAGGCTGCACCTTCCATGCCGCCTTCTCCGTCGAATATGATTTCTGATTCTTCTTCAACTTCTTTCTGGAGCTTTTCCATGTACTTTTCTTCAAAGTTAATGATTTTACCTGTCATATCCACCGCCCTAATAAATGCCGTTTGCTGTAAGGATGATAACGAACTTTGCAGTCCTTCTCTTCCAGCTTAGCATTTATTGTCGGGCTTGAACACCAACCCCTGATGCCCATGTCGTCCATCTCTTTTAGACGGTCATGTTCCTCGCGCCAGAACTTAGCGTTTTGAGGCTGACCATTCCAGTCAGCCTCTTCTGCCCAATATGCACAACAGATCATCGCGCCATATTGGGTCAACATGTTGCCCATGTTCGGAGTGTCCCGAACAATTACAGGGACTTTCATTCTTTTTCACCGAAGATATCGTTATATACGCCTCGCTGAAAAGCGTCGTGGGCCTCGCCCAAAGCAATTATATCATTAATGGGTGGGTGGTTAAGAAAACGGTATGACCTTAAGATGTCATGCGTTGTGTTGAAAAGTTTTAACATTTGCAACATATGCGCTTTAGTTAGCGTCTTTTCACTTGGTTTTTCTTTTACCACTTCTGCACTCACTTTCAATTCAACTTTACGGGGGCGGCCTGGGCCTCTCTTTTTCATTGCTTTCATCCTTCTCTCCTTGACATAAAGTTTTAATGCCCCTACCATATAAGAGTTGTATTATATTTGTCAAGAGGAGTTTTATATGACGGACTGGATGGGCGTAGCGGACATGACCCCCGAAGAGTTTAAGAAACTTTTAGAAAACATGACAGATAAGGTCATTAATTTTAAAAAAGACCCTGCGGGCAAAAACAACAGGGTATATAGCTCGCGGGTTGCGGGTATGCATATGAACCGCAGAAGCAGAAAAAATAAATGGAAAAGAGTGGGTAATGTTTATCCTGAACCGAAGGGGCGTAAATGGAAAAGGCTTTCTAATCCTTTAGAAGATTAATCATAATAGGCCATGCAGCGTTGCCAGCTCTTCGTCGCTATATCATCGTCATCATACGTTGTGATTCGCAATCGTTTGGTGATGTTGTTTCGCAAACAGCCCACGGGCATAAACAGGACACGTTCTATTTCAAATGCCACTAACGCCACGATATCGCAGTCAGAAAAAGAAAGGGGGACTTTTTTGCCCCCTTTGCACGTTGCGAACTGGTAACTTAAAGACTTCTTGCCGTTCAGTTTTAATTGACTTGTCTTTACTTGTATACGCCAAAGCCTTTCGTTACATTCAGCAACGATATCCGAGCAGCCCATGTGAACGATCTGCGCGGGTATTCCTAATTTCAGAAGGCGAGTGGCGCAAATGTGCTCTCCTATCAAGCCTACTTCTAAGCCTTTTAACTTTTCCAGCAGCCTTCCCCCGAAGACGCCTGTCCCTATAGTTATTATGCAGAATTTTTTAAAAATTGAAAACAAACTTATTTGTCGCTATTCACATGAAGATGCCCCTGTGCCTGACGGCTGGGAATTTAGAAAGCTCCACGGGCATCATGGAGCAAACGGATATGGAGTATTAGTTATGCCAGACAACAGAGAAAAGGATGATTATTATCCCACGCCCCCTGAAGCGACAAAGGCCATGATGGGCCGTTGTCCGTGGCTCGTGTATGGTGATAAGGAGAACGACTATGACGTTTGGGAGCCCGCGTGTGGCGAAGGTCATATGTCAAAAGTGTTTGAGGAGCATGGGTTAAGGACTTACAGCACCGACCTCGTGGACCGTGGTTATGGGGACGCACATGGTGTAGACTTTCTTATGGAACAGAAGAGCCATGCGCCGTGGATCGTGACCAACCCTCCTTACAAGTTGGCAAACGAGTTTGTGAAACACGCTTACAAGCTGCAGGTTGAAAACCCCCAGGGCGAAGGTTTTATCTTTTTACTGCGGCTGGCGTTTCTTGAAGGACAAAAGCGTTATACAGAAATTTTTAAAGACATGCCGCCGACAAAGGTATTGGTCCACACAAAGCGGCTCACGTTGATTCGGGGCGACCATGAAGAAGCATGGTACGGGTCAGGTAAGACAGCTATGGCGTGGTTTGTCTGGGAAATAGACCCGTTCACAAAAGAAACGAATCAACCCTCTATTATGTGGATATAGTTATGAAAGAATTTGCTCTTGTTATAAGCATGTGGGGACACACAGGTGTTGAGTGGGAATTTATTGGCAATCAATCTATTCTTAAAGAAACATTATCACAGGAACAATGTGAGTTTTTATCGCATGAAGAACTGTGGGACCATAAAAACCAGAATAAGTTTTATAAAATACTTATTCAATGCTATCCGACAGACTGTGCGGGTAAGGACGCTTGCTAATAAAAAAGGACGCTTAATGCGCCCTTTTCTTTTATAACTTCCCTTGCCTTTTTTAGGCCGGATTACCCGCAGCTTAAACTGCGGCAGCTTGATGAGTTTCGCTTGCAGATTTCGCATAAGGGTTCTCCTCTTGCATGAGCCCCGAAGCTTTCACCCCCAGATTGTACAATGCCTCTTGCATTGGATTGTCTGACGCCTTACCGCGCTCTGTCAAAAAAACTTCAACAGGGTTTCCTGTATCTGGGTGATAGCTCACAGTTACTGACAACCCCATGCCCACTTCTTCAGTCACGCAGGGTCTACGGTTGGGCAGATCCAACATACTTCTCTCCTTTTAAATTTTGATTCGTTTAGTTTATAGAGAATGTAAATACGGATCTAGATGTTAATCTGTCTCTTTTATCTCATAGCCTTCTGTTCTACAAAAAACGTCAAACATAACTCTTAGCTGTCCAGAGATACTTCTGTTCTCCATTTCAGCTATTTTTTTGATGCCCCTGTAAACATTAATAGGCACCAGCACTGATTTCCATTTTGAGGTGTCCATTTCATTACTCCAAGTTTATGTGTTCTAGGATAATATAGGACTTTATAGTTGTAATATCAACAAAAAAAGCCCCGCCGAAGCGGGGCTTAGTCAGGGAGGAACGAAAAAACTTACATACTATCGCCCCAGTTGGAGCCAATCTCTATGTCAGTCTTCATCGGTACTTCCAATTCTATAGCGTCACACATGATTTGAGCAAGTTCTTTTGCTTGTTCAGGGTCTGACACGCTAAATGCCAGCTCGTCGTGGACCTGTAGTAAAGGTGTATGCCCTGCCTTATACAGGTCTACCATTGCTTTCTTTGTCATGTCTGCAGCAGACGCCTGAATGAGGCGGTTCAAGGCTTTGTAAGCCTTTGCTCTCTGCAGCGGGACTGTTGGGCCATAGTGTGCACGGGCCTCATCGTAGCTCATTGCTTTGTGCATACCAAACTTTGCAGGCTCAAACTCTGGGAACCTACACTTGCGCCCCAAAAGAGAGCGAATCGAGCCTTCTTCATTGCCGTTCTGCACTCTGTCCTGTACAACCCGCATAAGTTTCTTAACGAAAGGAACCCGCGCATCATACTGTTGAGTTATTTCTCTGGCCTCTTCTGCTGATAAATCTAGCTGGTCCCCAAGTTTCGCCACACCCATGCCATACATCATACCCAAGTTGATTGTCTTAGCTTGTTTTCTTGGTATGTCAGCCATCTCTGCAACCATCGTATGGAAGTCCATGTCAGGGTTATTTGTATACCCGCTCACAAATTCCTCTACTTTTGGCATTTCTGTTTTTGTGCGCTTTTGGTACAGGGACGCAAAGTGCACAAGGATGCGGGGCTCTTGTTGTGAGTAATCTATAGACGCCCACTTTTCCCCCTCATCTGGCACAAACACTGACCTAATTAGTGGCCCAAGGTCAGGGTGCCGTGCAGGAATCTGCTGTAAGTTGGGATTTGACATAGAAATTCGTCCCGAAACGGTCCCACCGTCGTCTGACCTGATTTGATTTATATGACCATGCACCCGTCCATCACGACCTATGTGCTTTTGCAAGCCGTCCATGAACGTGCCTTTACTTTTATTAAATTCTCTAGCAAGCAGAATTTGTTTAGGCAGCTCGTGAGTATGTGTATTAAGAAACGCTTTTGTAAAAGACGGGGCGTTCTTCGCCGTCCTGGGATATTCAAGGCCCAGCTCATCAAAAGCTTTAGCTATAGACGCTGCCGCCCATATCTCTACATCAAATCCAACTAGGCCATTTAGCTTTTCACGAGCTTTCTTTTCTTCGCCCAACATAAACTGGGTAGCCCGTTCCATTGCATCCTGATCCACACGGATACCCCGCAGCGTCATGTCAACGAGGCAGGGCAGCAGGTCTCGCTCAAGTTCGTGGACCGTGGTCAGGTTCTCGCGCTCTATCTGAACTTTAAAATATTTCCACAGCTCGAGTGTAAGCACAGCGTCTTTCTCTGCGTACTCACCAACAAAGTTGGCAGGCATCCGCCACATTTCTCCCTTTGGGTCAAAGCCAAACTGTTTGGCGGCTTCGACTAATCCTTTCTCAGACTTGGTTTTATTAATGTGGTCATAGGCAACAGAGTTCAAGCTGTAGCTAAAACGGTTCTCGTCTAGCAGCGCAGCCACCACCATAGTGTCGATAATGTTCCCGTTCACCTCAAAGCCCATAGCTTTCAGCCAGCCAAGGTCATACTGTGCGTTGTGCATGATTTTGTCGGCAGGGCAGGCTAATACTTTTTTCATATAGTTTTTAACTATACGCTCGTCTAAATTGCCGCCGCCCTCATGTTTGATAGGCAAGTATCCAAACCAGCCATCAACAGCAAGAGCAAAGCCCACAACGAAACCATCGCCACGAGGCCAACCTGGGCCCAGTGTTTTGATGTTCGGGTCACATGTTTCAAGGTCAATTGCTATTTCTTTCGCATCAGTGATGTCCGGCAGCTCGAAAGGTGGAGCCCACTCAAAACTTTTTAAAGGAGACATAAACTCAACTTCACTCATTTTCGTCCCCTATAATATATTGGAGTCTGCTTAGGTAGAACTGTGCTTTTGCAAGGTCCTCTGCTGCTTTGCCCTTGTACTGGTATCGCCATATGTATTTGATTATCGCGCCCTGCAGGTAGTATTTGTACCCATCTCCAAGTGCGGCTTGGATTGCATCCAAGCATTCGATTTTACCCCGCGTATAATGCTCGGGGTGATTAACCATGTCGCTCATATCTGGTAGCTCCTAATGCCGTCCATAGGGGAAACGATGAAAAGATTCTCTTTGGTTCGTGTCACGCCTACATAAAATAATCTATGCAGGTCATCCAACATTCTTTGCCCCTCTCGCGTGTTAGACGAAACCGCTTGGTCAGAAGCATAGGATATATCAGTATATAAGACAACATTCGTGGCTTCGCCGCCTTTTGTGCCGTGAATTGTAGACACCTTGATCCGTGGTTCGCGGTTCAAGTCTTCCCCTCTGCGAAGCAGCGCAGCGATATATGTTTTGTTATCTTCGGCTATCTTGTCCATAGCCACGTCCCACGTCATGTCTTTGGTTGCAAGCAGCCCCATGTTTTGCTGCAGGCTTTCCAACGTAAACCTGTCGTCAGCCTGCACATTGGGCAAGGTTTTAAAGCCACGTTTAATACGGGTGTTTGACTTCATAAAGTAGTAGAGGTCTTTCACAGCATTTGCGGTTACTTCTTCGCCCTTTATGAGAGATTGCCAACTGTCCAGAGCTATAGCCAGTTTGAGACTGATGCTTCTATGCCCACGGTTTTCAAAGTAAAACCCGTGTTGTTTCAACGATTCGCATATCTCATTGAGCATATAATTGCACTGCGCCATAACCATCCAATCGCCCTTTTTAAATTTTTCTACGTCAGGCTCGAAGACATGATGAACGGCCCCCTCCTCTGGCTTTGGGTTATAATATTTAGGCCGCCGGATAGTTATACGGTTAGCAATGCGCTGAGCTATCTTGTGAACGGTCCGTGGTACGCGGTACGATTGCGATAACACCTCAGACCCCTCTTCAACATTCAAGAAGTGTTCAACGTCAGCCCCCGCCCAACGATAAATAGCTTGGTCATCATCACCTGCGGCGTACATACGTTTAGACTTTTCATTTAAAACGTGTGCTATCTCCCACTGCAAGGGCGACAAGTCTTGCGCTTCGTCAAGAAATGTCACAGCAAAGCGAGGGCACACCCGTGATCCGTTGTTCGAGAACCATTCAAGAATGTCTGTGTAATCATATAGGTTTTGGGATTTTTTAAATTTACGGTAGCAGGTGTCTATGTATTCAACCGTGGTCAGCGGTTCTTCTAATCCGCTATGCCGATAGGTCTCACTTATCATTTCTTTCTTCAACCGCGCTAGTTGAATAAGCTGCATGATAGGGTTGTCTTTGGCTGCGGCCCCAATGTCCTCTTCATCGTTTAAAGATTTAGCCGTCAGGTTGAAGCCTATTTTGTTGCCCAGCTCAGTTAAGTGCTCAAACCCCAGCAACTGTTCACGTTTGATATCAGAGAGATTGAAGCAGAAGCTGTGCAGGGTGCGAAAGAAATGCAGGTCATGTTCCATGTCCAGCCCGAAACGTGCGGCTGCTCGTTCCTTTGCTTCTCTTGCAGCCTTGCGTGTAAAGGCAAGGAAAGCTATGTCTCCTGGGGCAGTGCCCTCTTCAATGGTTTTCTCTACCATGTTGAGAAGTGTGGTTGTTTTGCCCGTACCTGGCGGCCCATATATAACAAACATTAGAACGGTATATCCTCATCGTTCACCTCAAACTCCGGTGTCTTAACCGTAGTGTCAGGTATTTCATACGCAGGTATTGCCCAGACGCGAACTACCCGCCCTTTTATTCTTAGTATTGTTGATTCGCCGCCAATGTCCCGTAGGCGTTGGGATATCTGGTGTGTCTTGAACTCAAAGAACCGCTGTCTTTTTAAAAAGTTCTCAAGGTCCCGCAGCCGAAAGAAGCTCTGTTTCTTCTCTTCATCTGTCCAAGGACGGCGGAGAAGTATTTCTTCTTTGTCTGCTGCCGTCTGCATGTTGCGGCAAAAGTCTTCCAAGTAATCATAGAACGCACCGTCAATGGACGAATCCTCTGACGCCTCCATGACCCCGCCTTCTGTCTCTGTCATGTCTCGCAGTAATGCTGCGACACGGTTCTCCCAGATGTTCTTGCTTACAGTGGGCGGCATGACGTTGAGTTGTTCGATGCAATTCTTTTGAAACGCAGCTTGGCTCTGTAACCCCTCTGTGGATAGTTCAAGTGGCTCGCCGTTCACGTCCATAAACCAGATAGGCGGTTTGGAGTTGTACTTGCGTAGGTTTGCTATGGCGGCAGACTGCCCCACGTTGCCGACGCCATACTTTCTGGTCAGGCACTTGTCCTTGTCACAGAACTCATTAATAGGAGCGTCGCTGCATTTATACTGATAGTCCTTACGATTAAGTTGTTTAACCAGTACATTCACCTCTGCTAAGGGCAGGGGCGGGTCAAAGTGAGCCATGTTATATTGCATAAGCTCATTCTCCCATGTGTCAGGGAAAGCTTTACGCAAGTAAACACCAATATTAAAGAGCCCGTTATTGCGAGTGCCCTCTGGAAAGCCTTGGTTGCACAGATGCTGCAGGCAAGGTGGCCCGTCTTTAATTGGTGTGCGGGCCTGCTTCTCTACGCTCAGGGCTTCTATTTGCTCTGGTGTTTGTACGGCTGCTTCATACATCCCGAAGAACTCTTCGAGAGTGGCGGCGGACCCGTCTGGATTAAATGCGTAGCGCAGACTTTCTTCATGGTTATAGTAGGGAAGGTTAAGAAAGTTTCCGACATCTCCCCTGTCGAGGTGAAGTTTAATTTGTTTTGGAAAAATTTCGCTTCCAGCATAACCCAGTGCTGCTGAAATAGAGGTAAGCGTATCTTGTAGAACCTTTGCCTGAATCCAATCTGTAGAAAAAAGAAAAACATGGGCACCCCCTGACTTTGAACGGCATACAACCAAGGGCAGTTTCATTTCTATTATTTTTTCTATCAGCTCTTTGTGGTTAAAGCCTGTGTATTGGTCTATGTCTATGCAGCCCCATTTACATGCATTGTCAGCATTAATGGGGATAATCCCTATGGCAGGGCCCGTTCCATTTAGATGCCCTTCCCACGTCTCTTGTGTGCGCGGCTGACGTAGGACGCTTGCCTGTCCGGCTTGCTTCCCATTAGCCTGCTGTCTCTGGATCTCGTAAGTGCCATACGCCTCTTCAAGACCAGAGAAGATTGCTGAAAACTTCTCTGCTATCATGTTGGTTCCTTAAAAGGATAGGGGTGGGATTCGTGTGACTATATATTGTGTAGGTTTTTTTTCGTTTCGGCTGTCTATCGCCTGTTAAAACCTGCCCCACCCCTAACTGTTTAAAACGGTATGTCGTCGTCTGAGCCGTCAGCAGCGTTATTTGTCGCGCCACCTTCTTGCTCATGTTTGACTGTGACTTCACCCTTCTCAATGGACTGATTAAAGTCTTTTGCCGCTTTATACTGATGGGCCTCAGATATTGGGCTATCAAGGCTCATTTCCCAACCGTGCCAGCTTCCTTTACTATTCTCTTCGCTAACAGTCTTCAAGTTGTAAATGTGGCTAAACATAGGCGGCGTGAAAGGTCCATTGGCCCCATTCATTTCACGCGACATGATCATGCTCATCCATTTACGAGACTTTTTGAGTTGAGTAGATTTCATAGCAATCAGTGCATTAGTCATACCGCCCTCTGGGTTGATAATTTTGACATACCACTGAGCTGTCTGCTCAACATAATCACCTGACCCATCATCGACATATTCTTTATTGTCATTAGGGTCTCGATTTGTTTTTGGAAGATTTGGGTCATTAGGATCGTGAATCGCGACAGGTGCTGCGATACCCTGGCCTCGTGGCTGCCAACGTATGAACTTACGCTGATAAGCGCACGGTATGACCTTTATACCCTCTTTGCCTTTGTACACTTCCCCTGTGACAGTGTTCACGATATCGCCTTTGCGTACATCGTCACGCTCATCGAGAATGCCGTCCAAGCCAGATACAATCTTCAAAAAAGGCAGAGCCATATCCTCATTGGATACATTCTGAATACCTGCACTTGCATCTGCTTCAAACATGGAAGCGTCAAACTGCGCTACCGCAGTCGTCTCTTCCTTTTTTACAACCTGTTTTTCAGCCATTATTTTGCTCCTTTTACTACTGCACGTTGGCCTATGTACGCCCCAAATAACTCCATTGGGAAGGGCCTTCCTTCCTCTGTCTGCTCTTTTACCCAAGCTCTCAGGGTGTTGTAGGGGATGCTTTCTTGCTGTTTTGGGGACAAGCCTTGCTCTTCTACCTTGGACTTGAAGTCTGACGCTTGCTGGTCTTCCCCCATTCCGAAGTTTACTGACACGATATTTTTGACCATGTCCCCGAACCCGTTTTGCCTTAACCATGAATATGCCTCCTCTCTTTTGTCAACTGGTATAGATGCTCCGTAAGTCTTTTTAATTTCGACCTGCGAACCGTCTTGCAGTTTAAAAGAGGAAACACCCATTTCTGCCAGCATGTTTGGCAATTCCTCATCAGACATTCTATACAACTCTTTCTTCGCCTCTTTAACCTTTTCTTCTAGGTTCTTGACGAGAGTTTCTTGGTCTGTAATTTGTTGGGCTAATTTTGCGACACCTTTTAGATTGCTATCATCAAACGTGCCAAGTGGTGATTCGGATTTGGACTGAGTGTCCGCTTCCATAAGAGACGTTAAGTCACTCATTTTCTTTCTCCTTCGTCGTTGAGTGTTTATTAAAACACTTGATATATCTTATATAAATGTATACATTAACATAGTCAAGGAGAAAAGCACATGAAAAAATATGCACATAAAACAAAGCCTTACGAGCATCAAGAGACTGTGTTCCGTGATTCGTGGGACGTAGAAAACTATGCACTGTTTATGGAAATGGGTACGGGCAAGTCGAAGATTGCCATTGATACAATTGGTGCATTATATGAAGAAGGCCGCATCGACACAGCGTTTATTGTTGCTCCAAAAGGCGTATTTCACAACTGGTCACAAAAAGAAATTATAGCACATTTGCCTGACCGCATTGAACGCAGGGTGCTGAGCTGGCAGCCCAATATCACTAAAACTTTTAAAAAAGAATTTGAAGAGTTTTGCAAGCCCGGTTGCTTGCGTATTTTCGTTATGAATGTTGAAGCGTTTAGCACAAGCAAAGGAGCTACGACGGCTGCTTGGTTTGGCAGGCTATTCGGTCCGAAGGGGCTTATGGTAGTAGACGAATCTACGACTATAAAAAACCGAAAAGCTGCTAGAACTAAAGCCGTTGTTAAGACGGGGGAGTTGTTTGCTTACAAACGTCTCCTGACAGGCTCCCCCGTCACCAAATCCCCTATGGATTTATACTCGCAATGTGAGTTCTTAGACCCACGCCTTTTAGGCTTCAACAGCTATTACTCATTTCAGGGACGCTACGCTGTAATACAGCGGCGTCAGTTTGGCAGTAGATCCATAAATCAAATTGTAGGCTTTCAGCGTTTAGAGGAGCTAAACAGTAAACTTGATTCGTTTAGCCGACGTGTTCTGAAGCAGGATTGTTTAGATTTGCCTGAGAAAATTTATATCCGGCGTGAGGTAGAACTTACAGATGAACAGAAAAACCTGTATCGGCAGATGAGTAAGCTCGCTCTGGCTCAGTTAAATGACGGTAGTCTTGTTACCACTAACAATGTACTTACGCAGATTATGCGCCTGCAGCAAATTTGCTGTGGTTTTATAAAGAACGACGAAGATGAAATCCGTGAAATAAAATCCAACAGACTTCACGAGCTTGTGAATATTTGTGAAGAAACCACTGGCAAAGTCATTATCTGGGCTAGTTACGTTCACGATATTGAAAAGATTTGTGAAATGCTCACAAAAGAGTATGGCCCAGATAGTTTCGGTGCGTTCTACGGAGCCACAGCGCAGGACGAAAGACAGCGTATTGTGCAAGACTTTCAGGACCCTGATTCGCCCATGCGGTTCTTTGTCGGCAACAGTCGAACTGGCGGGTTCGGTATCACACTCACAGCCGCAAATACCGTGGTATATTATAGCAATAACTACGACTTAGAGATACGGCTGCAGTCTGAAGATAGAGCGCACCGAATTGGTCAAACAAACAATGTTACTTACGTTGACCTCGTCAGCCCTAAAACAATTGATGACAGAATATTGACTGCCCTTCAGAATAAGCAGAACATAGCTAACGTCGTTTTAGGGGAGGAGATAAGAGAATGGTTCAATACAGAGTAGAAGACGGGCCTATCAAGAAAGCCCTTGATTCGGGCCGTTGTCCGCGTTGCTTGTGCCAGATGCAGCCCGTTGATGTTCATGGGCATCAACAATGCGCTGTGTGCAAGTTTTACGTCGTTGAATGTTGTGACGGCGAGACGTGTTTAACTGGTAATGCGGTTCAAGAAGCTTAAAAGCTCTCTGGCCCCCATGTCTTTGTCTTGAAGTTTTTTTCTAAATTGAAAACCAATACCTCGGTCTTCAGGACTAAACGTTACTCCTAAATCGCCTCCAAAAATTTTAGTTGATCCACCAAGGTCTTCACCCGTTGCCAATTGTTTAACTATTTCAGAAATCTTAGAAAGTTCGGGGTAATCTAACTTTGCTACCTGTGCCTGACCTTCTGTTCTTGGGCTTAGAGGTTGAGAAATAATTTCTCGCAACATTTCCGCTGGGGTCATTTCTTGCGACTGTTCATACGGGCCAAGCTCTGGTTCAGGCGCAAAGAACCGCAAACCCCCTTGACGACCTAAACCTTCGTTAGGGGCGTTTACTAACTCAGGTGGTTTTGCCGCTATAGAATCTAATACTTCTGAAGGAAATAAGCTCTGGAATGAAATTGTATCTATTTCATCCATAGGGCGGGAAGTGACCGTGTCTATTTCATCCATAGGGCGGGAAGTGACCGTGTCTATTTCATCCATAGGACGCCCAGTTTGGGTGTCTATGGTATAGCGGTCTAAAG